CCAGTTTGCCGGCGTTCTCGATCCCGCCGAGCGTTTTGACGGCCGGCGCCGGGATAAATCCGTCGGTGAGAAACTTGTTCGCGTACCCGTTCCCGCAGACCCACAGCCAGGACGCGACGGGCCCGGCCTTGATAAATTTCGGGTGGTGCGCGATCTGATCCTCGAGCTTGATCCAAACCATCAGCGCGCCGCCCTCGCCGCGCGGCCGTCCTGCTCGAGAATCCAGCGATCGTCGCGCTCGTTCGTCGTCGGCACGTCGCCCCACCAACACGGGCGCCGATTCCACCAGGCCTCGTAGCGCGTCCGACACTCGGCCGCGGTGATCGCTTGGTACGTGCGGCTATTGCGAAAATCAAAGAAATCAATCGCGCCGTCCGCGCGGCGCCGCAAGATCCAGACGTCGATCTGCGCGCTGATCCGCGCGAGGCCTTTGAGCGCGCGCCACTGGCCGGCCGAGGTCGTGTCGGATTCGCTCTTGAGTTCAAAGATCAGGACGCGCTCGGTCGCCTCGTCCTGCGTCATTTGGACCGAATAGTCGATCCCGTCGAGATTGCAGAACGAACTTCCCCGATGCCCGATCCCGGCGAACAGATCATCGAAATAGTTCGACACGGCGTCGCCGGCCTTCCGGAGTTGCGTCACCTGAGCACCTCAACGACGAATCCAAACGATCGAAACCGATCCGCGAAGGCCTGCACGGTCGGGCCGAAATAGAGCACGGCCTGGCCCTGCAAAGGCGTCGCGCTCTCGCGATCCGGGTGCCAGAACCGGACGCGCCCAGAGGGAAAACAGATCGCCGCGGCGACGTCCGCCAGCGATCGAAACCACTGCGTTTCGGTCGCGTTGTTCACGAGCACGATCGCGCTCGTCACCATCCCGGCGCGGACGCTCTCGGCGAGCAGCTCGCAGAATTGCGTGACCAGCGGTTGCGCGTACGGCGGATTCATCCAGACGCGCCCAAACCACGCCTGCTTGAGGCCGTCGTCGGCAGGCGTAAAAATGCGCGTCGCTTTGACCACTTCGTTCGCGACGGGATTAGAGGCCGGATCGAGATCGATCCCGCCCATCACGTCGCGCGCAGCGTCGACGTACTCGGCCGGCGTGTACCAGTCGTTCTCGCCGGTGTTCTGCCCGACGTGCGCGGTCGTCTCAAACTCGACCAGCTTCGGATACTTCGCGCGCAAGGCCTCGAACGTGTTTTCAAACGCGCGCGGATCGTTCAGCTTTTTGCGCCAGCGCGAGATCCGCATGAGGCTCGTACCGAGTCGCTCGGCGAGCTTCGCGTCTTTGGTAATCGATAACCGATCAGTTATCGATTCTTTCGGTCGCCCGGCCTTGTTTTTTAGGCGGCTATCCCACCAGTACACAAACTCGGCTTGCGCCTCGAGCTTTTCTCGGATCGCGCGGGCGAGGTTCGTCGCGTCCTTCGCGCGCGCGTAATGCTTCATGGCCGCTTCGGCGCCGGCGATCCGCCTCGCGCCTTTCGCGGGCTCGTATTTCGAGAGCGAGCGATCGACCGTCCGTTTCGTAAGAGCGCGCGTCACGGTTGATCCTCGAGGCGCGCGCGCAGGATCCGCAGACAGTCGCCGCACGTCGGCCGCACGGACTCATCGCTCACCGAAATCAGGCGCCCGCAAATCGCGCGGCGTAACCGTTTGCCGCGGACGTCCCAATCGACGAAATGCGTTTCGGCCGGCGGGTACCAGTGTTTCTCGGGCACGGCCGCACCTAAAAAGGGATCTCGCCTGGCGGGATCGCTTCGATCGTGACGAGCTCGAGCCCCCAATCGGTGCGCTCAGTTGTCACCTTGCACGGCGTGTGCGCGTCGGCGCAGGTTTGCGCGACGGCGGCATACAGCGGCTTGATCGTCGTGACGAGTTCGCCCGTCGACAACTGGATCCGGTACTTCGTCACGTTTTTGTTGCGCGTCGGCGCCGAGTCGACGCGCTCGATCAGGACAAACCCCGGCGGCGGGACGGGCGCCGTCTCGCCCTCGGCCGGCGGCGGCGCGACGACGGTCGCGTAGTCGTTCATCGGTCGGACGGGCGTCGGCTCGAGTTCGCGCGCGAGCGCGGCCGACAGCCGGCGCGGCGTGTCCTCGTCCGGCAGGCCGTCGCGTTCGGACTCGTCGAGGATCCCGAGGCCGCAAATGGCGAGCGTCACCCGCCGCTTGGCCTTCGTCTCGGCCTTCATCATGCCGTTTGCCCGGGCCTCGCCCTTGAGCGTCCCGACGGGCACGGCGCCGATGTTCTCGTCGGTACGGCCGCTCGGCAGCGTCGCGCGCGCCGTGACGACGTAGATATCCTCGGTGAGCTCGCGGGCCGTGATCGTGACGCTCACGTCGTACAGGCGGCGCAGTTGTTCCGTCGCCTCGCGCCGGGCGTAGAGGATCTCTTTCCCGTTCAGCACGAGGTAATCGAAGGGCCGCGTCAGCGGGTTGAGGCCGACGCTTTCACAGACGGCGCCGTAGTAATCAATTTTTTGCTTGGGCGAGAGCCGACTGAGATCGCCCTGGAGCAGAACGCGCTCGATCGTCTGCGCGTCGAGTTCGGGCGGTTTCGGTGCGACGGCGGTCTCGGGCATGGGTTACTCCTCTCGACGTGTGCCGCGGGTGTAGATCGCGGTTTTGATCCAGCGTTCCGAGACGGGCCCGACGGCCGCGGCGAGCTCGCGGCGCCGGCGGACCTCGCGCGAGACGGCCCAGAGGCGCCAGCGGATCCGCACGAGGCGCCAGAAGGCCCGCGCCCTCATCGCGCGCCCCGCTTGCGCCCGAAGGTGGGCTCATAGAGCGGCTCGCCCGCGAGGTACTTGCGGACGATCACGCCCGAGAACAACGGGCGCCCGATTTGGGGCGTTACCCGAAAGGCGTCGAATTCGCCGGCGCCGAGGTGGGTATTGAACGTCGGCCGGCTCATCCGAAAGATCGCGGCCATTTCGTCGGGCGTGAGGAGCTCGCCGCGGTCGACGCGGGCGAGGGCCTCCTGGCGGCGGGCCTCGAGGGCGTCGTCGACGGCCGGCTCAGGGATCACGCGACGGCGCCTTTCTGGTTCTGGCGCGCCGCGGCCCAGGTGAACGAGTCGACGGGAATATCGGCGTAGGCGGCCAGGCGGATCGCGAGCTCGGCGCGGGGTACCACCTTCCCCGCCAGAATCCGCGAGATATGCGCCTGACTAATCCCGAGCTCGGCGGCGATCGCCTCCTGGGTGTCGCCGGTCATTTGCATGTACGCGCGAAGGTTGGGGTATTTCGGGTGCGGATTCTTGGCCGGCAGGCGACGGCGTTTCATAACGAATATGGATATACACTTTCGGGCGCGGCCGTGTCAACTGCTAGGCTGGAATATACAGAACGTGTATACTGCTTGCATGTTGATGCCTGATGCACCGATTCTGGTACCCGTGCCCCAGACCCTTGATCAGCAGGCCCGCGAGCGGATCCGCTCCTGGATCCAGACGACCGGCGTCACGCAGGCGCAGCTCGGCGAACGGATCGGCCGTACGCAGGCCTGGATGAGTCGCTACCTGAAGGGCGAATTCGACGCCGATCTCACGACGCTCGACCGCATGGCCCAGATGTTCGGCTTTACCCTGGTGGGGTTGCTGAACCTGCCGAGCGATCCGTTCGAGGCGCGCCTCATCGAGGAGGTGCGCGCCCTCCCGCCTAAGACCCGTCAGACCCTTCTGGAGATGTTGACAAGCCTTCGTCAGACGCATCAGCGCAAACGACGGCCGCCTCGACCATAAACTCCTCGACGCGCGCGCGCAGGTCGGGATCCAGTGAACGAAATAGAGCGAGCAGGCGCCGCTCTTGGTGGGTGAGCTCGGGAGACTCGATCGACGTCAGCATATGAGAACCTCGCGACGACGACGGCGAATACCAAAGACGCATACTAACCCAAATCGCATAGAGCAAATATATGAAATCGCTTACAGTTGAGTTACCCCTCCCGGCGAACATTTACAAAACCTCGTACGGCTATGAGGGCAAGGTGAAGGTCGGCTCAGGGCCGGGCGCCTTGCGTGATTCGAGATCCTGGAAGAAACGCGACGACGCCGCGATGGTGCGATGGGTGACGACGACGCGCGCCGCTCTCGAGCGCGAGCGCGCGAAAGATCCGACGCCGACGGCCGGGACGCTGGCCGCGGGCGTCGAACGGTACCTCGAGGTCGCGAACCTCTCGCCGGCGACAAAAAAGGTCCGCACGTTTCAGCTGGCCTTCTGGATGGCCCAACCGTCTGCGCCGACGGCGCCCGTCGTGACGCCGGCGCAATACAAGGCGGCGCGCGATCAGGACGTCGGTCGGACCCTCGGTGAGATCGCGTTCGTGCGCGTGGGTAAATCCGTCTCGATCCGGGCCGAGGTGATCGATCGGATCCGCAAGGTGCTCGAGGAGGCGTTCGCGCCGACGGATCGCGATACCGATCCGACCGAGTTCGGTACGACGTCGAACCACTACCGCCAGGCGCTCTATCAGCTGTTTCGGATCCTGAACCGCAACGATCCGCAGGCGCCGCGCAATCCGATCGCCCTCATCGAGACGCGCGCCCGGGCCGGCGCCAAGTTATCCGGCCAGGATATGCGCCTCGTGCGCGAGGTGCTCGCGTCGGTGCGCCGGCCGTTCGGTAAGCAGTCGCGCCACGGCGAGCTCCGGCTCGCGGTCCTCGCCTGGGTGAACATCACGCCGAAACAACTCAGCCTGTTGAAACCGGAGACGGCGTTTCATGACGACCCCGACGCGACGCGCGAGGAGATGGCCGCCGGCGTCATTACCCTCACCAAACCGCCGCGCTTTAAGGGCCGGGCGAAGGTGATCCCGGCGCCCGAAACGATCCCGCTCACGCCGTACGGCGTCGACGCCATGCGGGCGTTCGCCGCGACGCCGGCCGCCTGGGGTAAGTTTTCGGTCTCGGGCCTCAATAAGCAATTCAAGGGCGCGGCGGCTCGGGCGCAGGCCTCGCTCGGCGCCGCCGGCGTCCCGGTCGATCTCTCGACGATGACGCTGTACCACCTGAAGCACTCGCTCGCGTCCGCGTTGGCGCAGGCGACGAATGGCCTGTTCGATCGGCGCGGCCAGCTGCAAATCAATCCGGCCGTCATCCGGGCGCTCGATCATCGGTCGGCGCGCACGTCGCGGATCTATACCGCCTCGGCCGTCGATCCGACGCTGCGCGAGGCGAACGAGGCGCTTACGGCTTGGCTCGATCGTCACCTGGCCGAGCCCCTCACGCCGCCGACGCCGCTCAAGATCGTTCGCCGGTCATGACGTCCGAAGAAAAGCGCAAACTGATCGAGGCCTTCACGGCGCTTCTCGAGCGTAGCGAGGACGTGCGGGTGTCGTGGTATCGACGGGCGATCGAGGTCGAGCCCGTCGATGGCTGGAAACGGTACGAGCCAGATCCCACAAGTTACGCCCTGATCATCATCGGCCCGCCGACGGCGTTCGAGCTCGAGCTCGAGCAGCGACTCCGCCAGCACACCGAGCGAACCGATTAACTCGAACCTATGGCCTCGTGCGCGCGCCGCATCCGTCCGATCGCCTATGGCCTCTTACCCCTCGAGCCGACGCCCCATGGTTCGAGCGTCGCGATCCCTCCGGCGGCCTGTGGCCTCTTACCCCTCGAACCACTCCCCGTTGGTTCGAGGAAAACACCTTCAAAAACACTCAATATATTTCAATATATTTTCTGGTAAGTGGTTCGAGTAAAACAGGCCGAAACGTGCCGAAATCGCCTGATTTACTGAGTGTTTTTGTGGGTTGAGCGCCGGCGTTAGTCTCTTTTCACACGCTCGAAGCCATAGCCGGAAAGGTAGGTTGCGCAGGTAGTTGCAGGTTGCTCGAACCGTCCTCGAACCTACTTTTTTGGTAAAGCGCTTTACCGCGTAGAACAGGTTCGAGGATGCCCGTAAGTTGCATTTTGCAAATGCAGAATTTGGACGCTTAGCTCAGTTGGTTAGAGCGCCTCGTTCACACCGAGGAGGTCGGCGGTTCGAGTCCGTCAGCGTCCACTCCCCCACCACAGCACGAACAGCCCGACGCCGAGCTCGAGCAGCACGAGCGCGATGAGGGTGAGGCGCAGGCGCCAGGGCGATCGCCGCGCCTGGGGCATCCTCGCGCGCCCGGGCGCCCTTACGCGATGATGATCGCGGCGAGATAACAGGCTAAACCCGCGGCGATCAGGTTCAGCCGCGGCGACGGGACGCCGAGCGCGGCGAACACCTCGAGCAGTAGCGCGGCGATCATCAGCCCGATCTTGAGCGTCACCATAGCGGCCTCCTTGGTTAGGTGCCCTCGACGACGGCCGGCCCGCCGCCGAACCGTTCGGCAAATTCTTCATTCGAGATCACCTCGACGGGCGCGCCGCTAAAGCGGCTCGAGATCAGCCAGTCGCCCGGGTGCAAGACAACCCAGCCGGCCGCGAGCGGCGCGCGCGCCTGGCCGTCGGCGTAGATCGGAGCGGTCGATCCGTCGGGCAGCGTCAGGACGGGATCGATCACGACGTGCACGGGCAAGGCCTGGCCCGCGAGGTACTGCTCGCCGTACACCTTGAGCGGGCGCTCGGTGTATTGCTTTTGCCCGCCCGCGGGCGGAAACGGAGCGGCCATCGGTGCCCCCTGTTACGTGGTGAGAAACGAGCCTTGAAAGACGACGCGCGCGCCGCTGACGGCGCTGTTGGGTTGATTCGCCATCGCGGGCGTAAACATTAAGAGGTAGGTCACGCCGACCCCTTGAAAAAACAGCATGGGCGGCCCAAACGTCAAAAAACAGCCGGCGCAATTCGGCCCCGCGTTGCCGAACGGGAGGCCGGAGATCGTCGCCTGTAACGAGCTCGCCGTCGACGGATAGACGATATCCGCCCAGACACTCACGAGCTTATCCATTTTGCAATAGCGCGCGCCGAGGATCGTCAACGGGATTGCCGCGCCGCTCCCGTCGATCGGCGTCCAATTCCCATAGACCGCGCCGCTCGCGCTCAGCGCGTCGATCTGATCGTAGAGTTGTTGTTTCCAGGCGTTATCGAGCACCGAGCCCGTCGTACCGGTGCCGTCGTCGTCAATGATGGGCGTCCGCGTAATCGGCATCGGTTATACCTTCGTTTGCATTTGTCTCAGCCAGTCCTCGAACGAGAACATCGAGCTCGAGGCCGTCACGCTGAACGTCGGGTACTGCGTCGGGTACGGCCGAAAATTGCTGATCGTCACCGATTGAATTTTGAATGTCCCGCTCAGGTTCGTCGGCGCCGGGAGGTTCACGGTGATCGACTTGCCCGAGGCCGTCCGCAGATCCCGACAGGTATACGTGATCGTGACGTCCTCGAGCGGGCGCAGCGCGAGCGTCGCGTCGCCGCGGGCGCGCGCCTCGGCGATCGACAGCCGGCGATCTTGGATCCACTCCTCGCGCCAGCCCGGCCCGGTCTTGATCATCGCCGCGAGCGCCGTCTGCCGGGCGGCGTCCTCGCGTTTCACGACGAGGTTGATCTCGTCGCCCGGGTTGAGATCCTCGACGATCGCATAGGCGCCGCTCGCCGGGATCCCGGTCAACATCGGCGCGGCCGTGATCGTCGAGTTGTAGGCGATCGCCGCGACGATCGCGCCGATCCCGACGGCCGGGATCCCGCTGAGCGTGTTCCCGGTTTTGCCGGCGTACCGGATCACCTGTTCACCGTTGCCGATCACCGCCCACCCGCCGCCGCTCTCGAACGGGCCCAGGTTCGCGACGACGATCGCCGCCGAGCCGGCCGGTACTTGTCCGGCGATTTGTTGCAGGCCCGAGGTATCGCTCGTCGGCGCGTTCACGCCGAGCGCGGTATCCGGGTTGATATCCGTGACCGTACTCACGGTGTTATTGCCAAAGGCCGCGAGTAATCGCAATTGCGTCCCGTTCACGGCCGTGCGGTATAACTTCCGGTCCGTCGTCGCGCCAGGTCCCGGGGCAATATTCGAGAGCGCGACGGCGCGGTACCCGCCGGCCGAGCTATCGACGGTCGGCGGCGCCGCGCCGAGACTCGCATCCGGGATCACGTCGTCGTACGCGATCGCGCCTTGCGGGCCAGTGACCGAGGCGACGAGGTGCCAGGTGCCATCGAGGCGCGTTCGGTAAATCTTGGCGCCGGTGACGACGGGATCCGGGCTCGCGGGCGTCGTGACGTGCACTTGGGCGAGCCAGGCGAGCGCGGCGTTCGTCGTCGGGAGCGGCGCGCCGCCGAGGCCGCCGGGATTGCGTAAAAATTGGTCGATAAACGTCCACGTACCGTCGGCGTTTTTACTCGCGTCGCCGAGGCCGAAAAACGGCCCGCTGGTCGCATTGATATTCGATCCGTATACGATCACGCGCGTCACGCCAGCCGGTACCACGGTCTGCGGTGTGCCGCCGATAAAGAGCTGGTTGGATTGATTCGGCCCGGCGAGGGTGATCGCGCCGCCATACGGCGCGGCGGTGCTCTGGCCGCTCCCTGGCGCCGTGCCGATATAGGTCACGCGGTACGCATACGCGCCAGCCACGAGCGATCCCCCGCTATGGGCCGCCACATGATCGATCCCGCCCGTCGGCGTGAGCGGCGCTTGCGTGTTCACTGTCGTTGCTTGCAGGGCCGGCGTCGTTTCGCCGCCGGCGCCGGTCACGTACGTGTAACTGTAGATGTGCGTCCCGAGGTCGACGCCGCTCGTCGCGGGTTGCGGTGTCGCGCCCGGCGCGGTCGGCGGCGGCGCCACGGGCGATCCGACGTCGATCGCCGCGATCGGGCTCGGCAGGGTTTCGCCGCTCGGCGTGACGTCGGTGTAGGCGTACTGATACCGGCCGACGCTGAGGCCCGCGCCCGCGGCCCTGCCCACAGTCGGCGCGCCTGGCGGCCCGACGCCGGGCCCGACGAGCGAGCCGGCGCCGCCAGGGATCACGCCGGTATAGCTCACCCACTCGGCCGCGCCCTCGGATCCGTGCGGCGACACTTTCGCGAACACGTCGGCCGCCGCCTCGAACATATCGACGGCCTCGATCGGGATCATCGTGTCGCCGGCCGCGACGGCGCCGAGGATATTCGAGCCCCGGCCCTCGACGTACACGCGGGTCAGTACTTGCGTCCGGTCGGCGGTTTTGCGGACGTCGGCGAGGGATTTGTGCGCCGGCGTCAGCACCTCGGGCGCGCCGTTCAGCGTTTCGTTGAGAAAAACATGGACGTCCTTTTGATAATCGACATACCAGTACCCGCCGATCCGTTGCGCCAGGCGCGTCAGGGCCTGATCGAGCTCCTCGTTCGTATAGGTGATCTCGGTGAGCGTCGGGAGGCCCGCCGCGACGTTGTGCGTCGTGAACCCGTTCGCCGCGGCATACGTCGCGACGAGGTCGGCGGCGATCGCGCTCGCCGATTGGTTCCGGTACGCCTTCGTCACTTTCGTAAAGCCTAAGAGCCAGGTGTAATCGACGGCCGAGACGTCGGCGTTGATATTGGCCGGCTTGTCGGCGGCGTAGCCCTGTTGCACGTGCAGCGCAAACCCGGCGAACAGGGCGCCGGTCGCGTTCTTACTCCCGAGGGTGATCTTGATCTCGGCGCCGGCCGCGGGAACCATCCCATTGATCCGAAATTGCGCCGTGTTCGCGGCCTCGTTCAGCGTGTCCGTAATCGACAGCGAGGTGATGATCGTCCCGACGTGCCCGGCGCCCGGCGTCCCACCAAACCCCACATGCACCCCGTCGATCGCGATAAAGGCGCGGGCGCTCACGTAGCCGCCGCGCGTCGCGCCGCCGCGGGCGATCTTGCCGAGGGCATACATGCGCGCCTTCTCGCCCGGTTGGAGGGTTGCCATACTAGGCCGGCAGGCGATTGCCGCCCGTGCGGTACGCCGTCATAAACGCCTGTTGCACGAGGGCCGCGAGCTCGGTCTGCGTCGAGAGGAGCGATCCGTTAATCACGATCTGGATACTCGAGGCGCCGGCGCCTGGTGCGTTCGGTGAGATCGCGCCGCTCACGCCCGGGAGAAAGAGCTCGGGCCCGCGCTCGCCGACGATATACGCGCCGCCGGCCCGCACGGGCCCGCCCGCCGCGAGCCCTGGGAGCGCGGCCTTGAGGGAGGCGTACTCGATCCGCTCCCGCAGCATTTGCATGTACCCGGCGAGATCGTCCGACGCGAGGCCCGTTTTCCCCGTCCCGCCAGGCGCGCGGCCGGGAAAATCCTGAAACCCTTGCTCGAGTTGTTTCAGGCGCGCGACGGCGCCGGCCTTGTTGGCCTCGGTGATATCGGCGGGCGCAATCTGTTGCGAGAGCGAGACGCGCTGATTCGCGTTCATAAAGGCGTCAACCGACGAGATCGCCGCGATCGTCGCCTTCGCCGCCGTCTGTGCCGCCTGGATCTCTTGGTCGAGCCGTTGCTGGCGCCGGATCGCCGCCTGGGTGTCGGCGGTATCCTGCGCGCTCTGTTCGAGGATCCGGTACCGCGAGCGGATCGCCTCAATCTGTTCCTGGTAGGTCGCTTCGTCGATCACGCCTTTGCCGTAGCGTTCGGCGACGACGGCGATCTCGCCCTCTTGCGCCTGGCGCAGCTTGTCGATCCGTGCGGCGGTTTCGCTCGCGAGCGCGGCGTCGTGCTCGGCGGCGTAGGTCCGATTGAGCGCCGAAACTTCGGCGTCGTACAACTTCGTCGAGATCAGGCCTTGATCGAGGCGACTTTTCCAAAACGTGAGATCGTGATCGAGGCGCGCCTTCGCGGTTTGATCCTCGAGTTGCACCGTATTGCGTTGGTAGTCGGCGAAGGCCTCGCCCTGTTTCGCCCACAGTTGCGCCGTCTCTTTCTGCGCCTTTTCCCAGGCGAGGCTATAGCGCTCGGCGGCCCGCGCCGCCTCGTCGGCCGCCTTCGTCGCGTCCTCGGTCGCTTTCTTCTGATCGGCCATCGACGAGGCGACGGCCTTCACTTGCACGTCGGTCAGCGCATACGCCTCGGCGAGCTTGCCCTGTGAGACGCCGGCGGCCAGGTAGTACTTGATCGCCTCGACGGTTTCCCCGTCGATCGTCATGAGCGTACCTTTCCAGCCGGTCCCGGCCGCGTTGAGCTCGACCATGGCGTCGGCCCAGGCCTTATGTTCTTTCGCGGCCTCTTTCGCCGCGGCCTGGTTCTCTTTCGCCCATTTGGTATTCAGGGCGAGGGCCTCGGCGCCGTTGGCCGCATGGATCCCGGTTCGTTGCAAGGCCAACGCGATCGCGTCCTGCTCGGCGCCGGCGGTTTGCGCGGCCAGGCCCGTCCCGAGGAGCTTGTCGGTGAGGTTCACGACGGCTTGATCCGCGCCGGTGATCTTGGCGATCCAGCGGCCGACGTCCCAGCCGGCCATCGCGGCGCCGACGACGAGGCCGGCGGTCCCGAGGAGGCCGATTTGCCCGGCGCTTTTCCCGGCGACAGCCCCGAGATCCTCGACCGCTTTGATCTGTGGGCCGATGTGGATCCCGACGGCGTTCAGCGCCCCGTCAAATTTCGAGTAGGACTCGGCGAGGCTCGAGGTATGCGGGACGGCCGTCGCGGTCGTTTTTTCGAGGTCGGAGACGGCCTGCGTCGCGCTCGTCGCCGAGGCTTGAAAGGTTTTGAGATCGCTCGTCGCCTCTTGCGTTGCGTCTGAGAATTGCGAAAAATCGGCCTCGAATTTCCCGGTAATCGGCATCGGTTAGGCCTCGGCCTGCGCTTGTTCCTTCAGGAGCTCCTCGACGAGGATCGCGTACACATCGGCGTCGAGGTCGGTTACCCACTCATAGCGCCAGCCACAGCGACGGGCGATGTTGAGGTCGGCGACGACGCGCTCGGCCCAGCCGTTTTTTTTTGCGCGTCCCGCTCGGCGCGCAGGGCCTCCTCGTGCGCCTCGATCGCCAGGCGGATCTCGGCGAAGGCGTCGCCGTCGAGGTTGTCGACGATCGCCTCGAGCTCGGCCTGCGCGATTCCCTGGATCTCGACGCGGTGCCCGGCGTCGTCGGTGAGCGACCAGTCGAGGAGGTACGCCGTAATCGTCGCGAGGCCGGCGCGCGTGAGGCGCGGGACGAGCTTCACGCCGCCGGTGAGCGGATCCTCGACTTGCTCGGTCCAGCGTTCGGTGCGGGCCCGGGCCTCGCCCGCGCTCAGGCGCCGGCGGATCGTGAGGGTCTCGCCGCCGCTCAGGGCGATCGTCGTGGTTTCCGGTCGGACGAAGCGCGACATAGGTTAGGACTCCGGTGGGCCGAGTTGCCCGGCGAGCGAGGATCCCGTGAGGGTGACGGCGACGACGGGCCAGCAGAACCGCCCGCCGATCCGCGGCGCCGTAAACTTGAGGCCCGCTTGTTTCAGTGAAAAGGGATCCGCCCGCGCGACCTGGGCGCGTACCGTCCAGAGGCCGCCTGGTGTTCTGGCGGCCGTCCACTCTTTGCAGACGGCCGCCGTGCGGTAGCCCCAGACGATCGTCGCCTCGAGGCCGCGCAGGGTGATCCCTTCGGTGAACACGGTCTTAGGCGTGTACCCCGACGGCCCACGCCGAGCCGGTCCAATTCGCGCGCGAGCCGTCGCCGAGTTGGATGTACTGACCCGTCGTCCAGTTCGTCGCCGGGTTCGCCACGACCGTCGAGAGCGCGGCGAAGTTTTGCGGCGGCGTCGCGCCGCTCGGCGTGAACGTGCCCAGGCCCGTGCCCGGCCCGGCGCCGGTGGCCATCACCTGACCCGGTACCGACCACGATCCGGCCGCCTTGAACGTGCCCGTGACTTTCGGCGCGTTCATCGAACAATCGATATCCGCCGACATGTACGCGGGCCCCGACCAGAAAAAACTCGGCTCGGTCGTGTTCGGCATCAACTGTAAGGCGCCCGGGCTCGGTTGCATCGCCGCCTTGAATAGCGTGAGCTCGGCCGAATTCCAGAACCCCGAGAACGATCCGCCGATGTCCATGAGGCCGGGAATGTAAACCTTGTTCGTATCACCGAAACACGAGACGTCCTCGTAGTCGGTCGCAAACGAGCCCTTCCAGGCGTTGATCGAAATGATCTGAACGAGCGCCGATCCGCCGAGCGGATCGTAAGAGACTTTGCCGTAGCGGCCGGTTTTGATACTCATCGTTCGGGCCCTCGTTTAGGTGATAGCTGCATGTACCCGGTACTCGCCGCCGCGGTGAAACCAGCGCAGCGAGGGATCGACCGTGTCGACGTCCGTCTCGCGGATCGGCCGCTCGCGGCGCGCCCGCACGTCGGCGTACCCGGTGACGGTGAGCGCGGCGTCCTCGAGGAGCACGTCGATCCGCGCCGCCGCGCCCTTGATATCGCCGCCGGCCGTCGAGAGCATTTTCGCGACGACGGTATAGGTTTTCTCCTCGAAGGCCCGGCCGGCATCGTAGGTCGCGTTATCGACGGCGTCGGCCAGGGCGACGATCACGAACCGTTGCGCGTTCGGCGGCGCCTCGTCCATGTACACGCCGTCGGGCACGAGGCTTTTCAACGTCGTGTCCTGATAAAGCACGTTCACGAGCGCGGCGTCGATCGCCGAGGTATCAGGTTTCGGCACTGCCGCTTGTCCTGAGGCCGCGCTCCTCGAGCAGCGCGACGATCGCCTCGATGTACCCGCGTTGATACTTGTTGCGGATCGGGATAAACGTCGGCCGCGCCGGCGTCGTGCCGTGCTTGCCCTTGCGCCGGCCGCTCTCATAGGCGTACGCATAGGGCGCCGTGTTCATCAGGTACACGACCTTGCCGTAGTCGAGACGCTTCTCGCGCACGATCACGCCGTCGCGTAAATGCGTCGCCCAGCCCCTCGCGGCGTACGCCTTATGCGTCACGTCGTCGCGATAGGGATACGCCGCCTTGATCTCGACGGCCGCCTGCTCGGCGCTCTCGGTCGCCAGGGCGCCGCCGGCCTGCGCGAGATCCTCGGGCAGCTTGCCGAGCTCCTCCTCGAGGTCGTCGAGGCCATCCCAGGTGACGCTTGCCATTAGGTGAGCACCTCGACGGCGAGCAGTTGCGTCTCGATCCCGCGCTCCTCGAGGTTGGCGACGTTGATCACATTGAACCGTCGCCCGTTGAACGTGATCCGCGTCTCGATCGTGATCCCGGCGTGATAGGGCCCGGTGAGGACGTGCGTCGCCTGGGCGAGGACGGCCGACGAGGCGAGCGTCTCGAGCGTTCTCAGGCGTTGCGAGGCCGGCGTAATCGCGCAATCCCAGAAGGCCGGATCGAGCGCCTCGAAGGTTTCGGTATAGCCGCCGTCGCCGTCGGGCGCGGGATCGCCGGGGTTCTCGAGGCTCACGACGTGGCGGTACTGGCCGATCGCGGTCATGCGAGCGTCGGATCCCGGTACATGGCGAGCAAGCGGGCGATCGCCTGCCACACATCGGCGTCAGGCGTCGAGCCCGACGCGCTCGGCGCCATATCGTCGCCGCGGTGTTCGTACAAATGCGTCGTCAGGATGAGGACCGCATGTTTGACGGCGAGCGGCGCCGTATCCGCATCCCACGTCGGATCGGCCGCGGTCTTGAGATACGCGACGATCGCCTCCTCGGCGGCGTCGAGTTTTTGCCCGATATCGGCGTCGTGATCAGCATCGCGGATCCGTAAATGCGGTTTCACCTCGTCGACGGTCCAGAGCGGGCCGGCGAGGGTGACGCGGGAAAAATCTAAGGGCGCCATTGTTCAGGCCTCGGCGAGCTCGCCGATCGCGGCGGCGACTTGTTGCTCGGTCGGATCTGGCGACGCCGCGGGCTCGGGCGACGGCGCAGGGGCCGCAGGCGC